AAAAATAAATAAAAATAAATTAAAAAAATATCTTACTTTAAAACCTGATTATAAAAAAGATATTAAAGAGACAAAAAAAAGATTAAACTGGGAAATTGATTTATTTAAAAAAGAAATTGATCTCTGTAATAAAGCATTAAAGCCAATAACTTCTATGTTAAATAAAAATAAAAAAACAGAATTAAAAAAATTATTAACTGAAAATGAAAAATATGCAATTGAGGCACAAAATACCGCAAAACAAAGTATATTATTATCATTGCATATCTATAAAATAAGTAGAAAAATACAAAGTCGAGAATTAAAAGTTAATGGAAAAACTAATCATTTATTAAAAGACAAAAAAGATTTAGCAATAAGAGTAGAAAGAAGTAAACTGATATTAGAAGAAGCTAAAAAAAGTTCAAAAAAATTATTAGAAATTTATAATGATGTTTTAAAAAAATTAGATAATATTGAAAATTCTGTAATCGAAAATTCTAATCCTAAAATTGATATTAAAGTATGGGAAACACTTATTGATAATGGCAATTGGGCAAGACCATTATTAGAATCTGAATATTTAATATCTAATAATTTAAATAATGAATCCTATGTGCTAAAAATTTATGAAAAATGTTTAAATATGAGACATAAATGTATTTTAATTGCTCAATCAAGAGAAGATAAAACTAATGAAATAGAGTTTAATAAATATATAGAATTGAGCAAAAAATATGGGAAAGAAAAGAATTTTAAATTAGCTTTAAAGTATATTAAAAAAGCAAATAAAATAATACCGGATAAATTTGTTGCCTTATGGGGATTAGCAACAACATATCAATATCTTGGTAATATTAAAAAATCTATAACTGCATATGATAAATTATGTAGACTTGATGTTGAGAATTTAAGATTTAGATTTGAGCGAGGTCAAGTTTGGTTATTAAAAGATTTACATAGAGGTCTTAAAATATTAAATAGAATTGTTGATAAAACTCATGATTTTGATAGTTTTTGCATAAGGTTAGCCGAATTAGAAATTGGGATAAAAGATTTTAAAAATGCTAAAAAACATATTGATAGGTATCTTGAAATTTATCCACATAGTTTAGAAGCTAAAAAGATATTAGGAATTATTAATAAAAATATAAATAGCTTATTTCACCTATGAAAGAATTATATTAATCCAAATAGATTCTTGGGATACCATCCTCCACCTCCACTTGGGAATGGGTCTGGCAATGATCCGTCATAGGTATATCCTTTACTTATACAATGGGCTACTGAAGCAATTGTATTAGTCCCATACAAAGCTTCGCTATTGGACTCTGAAATATATACTAACCAGTAAATAATATCTTTTGTAATATTTACTGGTGAATTTAAATTTAAAATTACATCTAATCCTTTATCTATTGCGATATCGTTAGAAATAGTAAATTCTTCAGTTACACCTAATAAATCTCCAGGATATCCCGAACCATTATCATTATAAATTCCTAGTAATAATTTATCTCCATTCGCTCCATCGTAAAAAGTAAAACCTAATCGAGTTATTTGACAACTTAAAAAAGCCTTAAATTTTTGAGCTTTTAAGCTATCAGGTGCAGTTGCAGACGTTGTATAACCAATACCTCTTTTTCCAATAACAACTTGTTCTTTTATAAAATCATTAACAAATTGATTATCATCGCTTGGACATTGACCATTTATTAAAATAATACTATTACCACAAAACATAATTATGCACCTTCTTTTGATTATATTATAATTAAAAGAAAAAATAAAGGATTTGTACTAAAAAAAAGGCAAAAATTCTTTATTTTGGTCGTCAAATCTATTATAATTGCTACATGATTGAAAATAAAAGAAGTAAATCTATAACAAAATCTAATACTTCTTATCCTGAAAAGTTACCTGATAATATTATTAATAGATTTAAGTCTGTAATTAGAGAAAAAATAAAAAATATTAAAAGGGATGAGATTAAAACCAGAGGCGAGCCGTTAAAATATAGAAAAGCTTTTTGTTATAAAGTTCTTGATCTTTTTGCTGAGGGGAAAAGTAAGGTAACTGTTGCGACAGAGTTAGGTATAAGCTTGCAGCAATTTTGCAAATGGCGGAAATATTATGATGAATTTGATTTGGCTGTACGAATAGGCGAGCAATTAGGATTAAGATACTGGGAAGAAATAGGTAGGATTAATTTAGGGTCAGGTAAAATCAATCACATATTGTGGATGATGAATATGACGAATAAATACAAATGGTTTACTTCCCGCAACAAAGAGGAGAAAAAATTTAAGAAGGTTAATAAAAAGATTTTGGAAGTAAAATTAAATGATAACAGAATTGCAAAAATCATCAATCTTGCAAAACACAACGAAACGATTATTGATTCTGAGAAACTTATTGAGGATCAATCGGAAATATATACCGATTAATCCAACCGATAAGCAGTTGATTTTCTTAATGCTTGATTGTTTAGATGCTTTTTACGGCGGGAGTGCCGGTGGTGGTAAGAGCATTGCATTATTGACAGCATCATTATTATATGTGCATGAACAAAAATACAATGCTATTTTAATAAGGGATACTATGAAGAATCTATCAATGCCCGACAGTATTATGGATGTTTCACATCAATGGCTTAGCGGTACAGATGCGCATTGGTCTGGCGATAAGAATCGATGGAATTTTCCATCGGGCGCGACACTTTCATTTGGATATTTAGACGATCCTCGTTCGCATTTTAATTTTCAAAGTTCTCAATTTCAGTATGTTGGTATTGATGAAGCTGTTAACATTAGAGAGAATCAGGCAAAATATATGTTTTCGAGATTAAGGAAGTTAAAAGATAGCACAATCCCTATACGATTCAGATGTGCGAGCAATCCACCAGCCGGTGAACAAATAGCACGTGGACAATGGGTAAAAAAAAGATATGTTGATCCTGAAACAAGACAAAAAGGTGTAATTTTTATTCCTGCAAAAATGGAAGACAATCAGCATCTTAATATTAATGAATATAAATTAAGTTTGCAGCAGTTAGATATTATTACAAGAAAGCAACTGGAAGAGGGCGACTGGGAAATTAAGCAATTAGGTAATATATTTAAGCGAGAATGGTTTGAACTTGTAAATGAAGCTCCGATTGAAGCAAAACGGGTAAGATACTGGGATTTAGCAGCAACAGAGCCAACCAAATCTAATAAAGAACCGGCTTATACATCCGGTACTAAGCTGGTAGTAGACAAGAATAATATTATATATATAGAATCAATAATTAGATTCCGAAAAGAGCCTAGATATACCGAACAAATAATTAGACAAACAGCTGATATGGATGGCAGAAATGTAATAATCTATATGGAGCAGGAACCCGGATCCTCAGGTAAAAACAATATTGATCATTATCGTAGAAATATACTACCTGAGTTTGCATTTTATCCCGATAAGGTTTCCGGTAGTAAGTTTCAAAGAGCAACACCATTTTCAAGTCAAGCAGAAGCAGGCAATGTAAAAGTTGTAAAAGGACATTGGAATGAAGACTTCTTCAATGAATTAGAATTATTCCCTGATGGAAAATTTTTTGATCAAATTGATAGTTGTAGCGGGGCTTTCAATGTCTTGTGGACGCCTAAAAGCCCAAGGATAAGAGTATTATGATAAAAGAAATGATAGAAGATAGATATAAACTAGAAGTAGACTCTATAAAAAAACAAATTGAATCTAATTTTTTGTTAGCAATCAATGAGGCGTTAAAAAATAACAATCTTGATGATTTGTCTATTGTAATGCAAAACTACAACGAATATGTGTTAACAAGTATTAACAATTATAATTTTGAGATGGTAAGAAACAACAATAGCATTATTGCAAGTAAAAAAAATATAAAAGAGAGATAAATATGATTAGCTTTATATCTAAAAAAAAAGGATTTGATATGCTAAATTTTATTTTAGTTTTGTCTATAATAATTTCAATTATAGCATTGATACTTATAATTAGTTGGAATAAGAAATAATGAGAAGCCTTATTGGGAATAAAACATGACAGATGAAGAAAAAGAATTCCATGAATTCATGAAAGCGCAAGAGGAGGCAATTCAAAAATACAAATGGATAGAAAGTCAAAAAGCAGGGCGAGATTTAGGGTTAAGTTGTGTTTTATACTGGATAGATAATTTTGCAAAGAAATTTAGAGAAGATTGGGGGAATAAAAAATGAACATATTAACATTATTACAACAATATGGAGTTGTTAATATTCTTACTATTATTCTAGTAGTAGGAATAATGACAAGAATCCGAAAAATATTTCTTGATAAATTATTAAAAGATTATATTAAAGATAATTGGTTGAAATGGCTAATTAGAATCTGGATAGCTTTTATTTTATCATTCGGGTTGTCTATTTTAGGATTTTTAAATGAATTTAATCTAGCAGAATGGATAAAACAAGGCGTGATAAGTTGGATATGTGCTTGGATATTTCATGATGCTGTTAAAAATTTATTTTTTAGAAATAAAGTAAGGGATAATAATGAAAGATAAAATAAAATCTATATTGATTAAAATTAGTGTAATAGTAAATATTATATTTGGGATAGTAATATCTATTCTGGCATTTCTTGTATTATCGGATAACAATTTTAATAAAAAAATAGAAAACCTTGAAAAAAGGAGGAAAAAAAATGAAGAAGCTATTGATAATATTGATTATGACAATATCAATAATGATGGCACACTCAAATGAGATAGAGCATGATGATATATTGAATAATTATATTTTATCATTTCAAATGCAAAAAATAACTCATGACGGTGTCGAAGGCTTTTTTATCCCGTTCACGGGGTACAAGCAATTATTATTTTTGCTTAACGATTATGTATTTTTGCAAAAAAAATATGATATCACAATGAAACATTTAAAAAATTATAATGCAATTAAATTCGGACTTGGAACGATGTCCGCAGTTAGTATAACTGAATTTATATTATTATTTGTAGTTGGATTTTTTTGTTACAGCATGGGGGTTGTGTATGGCAATAAATAACGGAGATTATTATCAATATAAGAGATGGGATCAATTTCATTTTTATGAATTAAGTATCGCATTGAATAGTATTTCAGGAATCAATACTGAATTATATTTTTCAGTTTTATGGAAATTGGCCGAATTAAGATTACATCTTAGTACTGCTCTTATTTCAGATTGCACATTAATTGCTGCAATTAGTTCTATTCAGGATAGCAGCATAAATCAAAGATTACTTAGCCAGCAAATTAGCAATGCACAAGATGTTATTATTCAATACGATAATCCATTAGTATTTTTTAGTGGTGATACATTAGTAATTACAACAAGCACAATAAGTGTTACTAATATTGTTGGAATTGAAGCGATTGGTTGGGCAGTAAGAGGATAGAAAATGAAATTTTTAGGATTGTTTAGTAAAAATAAAAAAGAAACCAAAAAAAATCATCAAACTAAGGTGAGTAAAACTCTTGTAATAGATTCAAAATATGGCACAGCACACTGGCCTGACCGTGATTATATGAATTTTTCAAAAGAAAGCTACATGAAGAATGTTATCTCTTTTAGATGTATTTTTTATATAGCTTCGAGTTTGGCAAGCGTTGATTGGGGCCTTTATAAGAAATCTGATACTGAACGAATACAAATTACCGACCATCCAATTGTGAATATCCTAAAAAGAGCAAATCCGGATACAAGCTTTACCTTTTTAATGCAGCGATTGATTAGTTTTTTTCTGATAACCGGCAATGCCTATATTGAACGTGTTACAGTTGCTAATGGCGAGATTCGAGAATTATATGCGCTAAGACCTGATAAGATTACGATTAAAACAAATAAAGATACCGGTGTAATCGCTGAATATGTGTATGATCAAAAATTAAATTTTCCTGTCGACCCAATAACCAAAAAATCAGATATCTGGCAAATAAAATCATTTCATCCGTTAGATGATTTTTATGGGTTGAGTATTACAGAACCGATTTCCCGGGAGATTGATAGTAGCAATGAAGCGACAGAATGGCAAAAGAAAGTGTTTGAAAATGAAGGCAGACCCGGTATGGCTGTATTTGTGCATGGATTTCTAACAGATGCACAATGGGATAGACTCGAGAAGCAATTGAATGATAAATATCGAGGCAGTAAAAATGCAGGTAAAACTATTGTAATTGAGGGAGAATCAACCGGCGACATGAAGCCATATAGTTGGACTCCGAAAGAAATGGACTGGATTGAATCAAATAGAGAGTTAAGTAGAAAAATATGTAATGGGTACGGCGTGCCTCCAATGTTATTGGGAATTCCTGGAGATAACACGTATTGTTTGCCATATAAAACTAGGATTTCAACACCTGATGGATATAAATATATTGGTGATTTAAACAAAGGTGATAATGTTTATTCGTTAAATAAAAAGGGCAAGTTAATAAAGAATAAAATTAAATGGCAAGGGAAAGTTGGAACTAAAAAAATATATAAAATAAAAACTAGAAATAAAACAATTGAAGCAACTGAGAATCATCCAATTTTGATAAGAAAAGAAAGACTTGTCAATGCTCCAATGTTTAATAATAGAATGTCAAAAGAAAAAGAATATTATTTAGAATATATACAAGTAAAAGATTTAAAAATTGGTGATATTGTAACTCAGTGTAAAAAAATTCCTTATGATATAGAAGATAAAGATATAACTGAGAAAGAAATGGAATTATTAGGTTATTATTTAGGCGATGGATATAAAAGTGATCCGGTATATATATCAGATAACAAAGGATATAAAAGAGGCGGAGTAATTTATTTAGCAATACAAGAAGGTTGTGAATATGAAGAATATTATAAAAATATTGCAGATGAAATAATCGGAATTACTGGGATAAGGCGAAATAGAGCAATTAGTTATGGTTCTACTAATTATTGTAAAAGAATAAATGAATTAGGGTTATATGGGACAGCACATGAAAAAAGAATTCCGGATTGGATTTTTAAATTGCCAAAAAATAAAAAATTAGCATTTTTAAGAGGTATTATTGATTCTGATGGGAGCATTAATCATCAAGGACGATGTCAATTTGTATTATGTAATTTAGAATTGATAAAAGATATAAGATATTTATGCTTACAATTAGGATTACAAGTTAACAATATAAGGAAACAAGAATATATTTCATTATTGCCGAATGGCAAAAAAATAAATGCAACATCTTATACTTTTTTAGTTACTAGCGCAAAAGATGTTAATGAAATAAAAAGTCATACTTTTTCTTATATAGAAAAAATTAATAAAAATTTAAAAAAACAAAAAAAAGAATATTTATTGAGTACAGGCGGAAAAAATTCAATTGATAAAATAAAAAACTTAATAGATATTGAATATATGGAATTTTCAACAATAAACTGCATCGAAGAATTAGATGAAACAGATGTATATGATATTGAAGTTGAAAATAATCATAATTTTATAGCAGAAGGAATTATTGTTCATAATTCTAACATGAAAGAAGCCCGTGCAGGTTTTTGGGAAGAAACGATAATATATTATTTAAATCTATTTAAAGGTGAAATAAACAATTGGATTTTTGAAACCGACGAGATATTCATTGATTATGATTTGAGTAAAATACCTGCGCTAGAATACAAAAAAGAATTGATGTGGAAAAGAGTTGAAAATGCAGATTTTCTGACAATTGATGAAAAAAGGGAAATGGTTGGAAAAGAGAAATTACCTAACGGTATGGGAAATGTAATATTAGTTAACATGGGATCAACTACATTAGATCAATTACTAGCTGATAATGAAGAATTAGACTCAATGCTTGATGGCGAAGAGCAACAAGATGAGGAAGATAAAGAAATACAAAAATTAGTTGATGAGGGTTATTCTGATGATATGGCAAGAATAATTGTTGGAGAGAGATATGAATGAATTCTATTGTAATAAGAAAGGATGCGAGATTATCGAAATGACATATCCTGAAAGTAAACCGTTTGCGAATGAATATAGTTGCAGGCTTCGTGATCCCTCTAAGTATGATAGATTTCGACGTGAGAATAATGCGGGGACGCACAATGGGAAAAGATTAGATTTTATTTGGGGGATTAAGGGAAATAAGGTTGAGATACAGGCTATAAGGATGCCGAAAAAAGATTGGTCAAAAGATGCAGCTAAAAAATATTGTAATACAAAGGAGCATATACTTTTTGAATGATAAATATAACTAGAAATAAAAAATTGTTTGTTCAGCAAATGCTAATAGCAATGAAATATTACGAGCTGAAAATGTATAGAAAGATAAGAGCTGAATTGAACAAAATATTT